GTACCAGCTTCAAGAGCAGCAAGACCTAACTTGTCGGTTGTTTCACCAAGGTTTACACCAACTAATTCAGCAGATGCTAAGTCAGCTTTACCAGCAGTAGCAATATTAGCCAAGCTAGTTGAAGTGATAACAGCACCGTATTCAGCCATAGTAAGCTGAACCTTAGTATCAGTCATAGTAGTCGAAGAAGCCTCAGTTCCATCAGTTAATGGAGTAGTTGCCGCAGCCATTCTTGAGAATACAGTAAACGCAATAGAGTTTGCCATATCGTCTTGACGGATTGTAGCGTAAGCATCAATCTTGTTGTAAGAGTTACCAGAAACGATAACCGCTTGGTTCATTAAATCAACTACCGAATCCGATAGTACACTTTTTGTATTTACAGCCATTTTATTCTCCTAAAGAATATTAATTATAATTCATTCTGGAGTGCGTATAGTTCAGCCATAGTTCTAGCAGATTTAACCCTCTCACCTACATCTAATGACGCTCGGTTTGAAGTCGCATCTACTTTCTTTGGTTGAGTTACTTCACCACCAGAAAATAAGTAAGGTTTATCACCTTTTAGTTGTTCAATAAACGCATCTTGCTCAAAACCCTCACTAGCACTCGCAGTCGCTAACAAATGTTTGAAGTAATCAGCATCTTTGATACCGTTTTCGCTAACAACCTTTTGAACTGCCATATCGGCTTTAATCTCATTGTTGTTAGCTTCCAAGCCTTGAATAGTGCTATTAAGCGTATTAATCAGTTCAGCAGCCTTTTCCATATCGGACTTGTTGGCTTCATCAGCATCTCTTTTAGCGTTAATTAACTCTCTTGCTTGTTCAATTGAATCTACACCTAACTGTTCAGCTAACTCGTTCTTTGCTCGGTTTGCACCTTTGCTAAATCCCTTGTCAATTAAACTATCAAGTTTTGATTGTGATATAACCACCTCATTTTCAGTCTTAGGAGTTTCGACATTTTCCGTAATATGCTCGTCAGCCATAACAATTACCTCTTTTATATAAAAGTTGTTTTCATAATAACACTATCTTGGTGTTTTGACAATATATTTGCCAAGTTTGCGTTTTATTAATTCTTTCTGCCCTTTATCTAAGCCAAAGAACTTACGCCCATATTTTATCTGATTGCCGTATGCTTTTCTTGCTTCATTAGCATTTGAGAAGTATAACTTAACACCAGATGTAATTTTCTTACGATCAATGGCGTGAAGCATAGTGCCAGTTTCAGTTAAGTTTACAGTTCCAGTCTTGCCATATTCTTTTGAATATCTTTTAAAGCCTTTCTTGTTTTTATCTTTACCAGATTGAGTACGCTTAATAATTCCAACGATAATACTTTCAGAAACCGAATATAAGGCTTCATTGGTATTTTTCAACCGCTTCTTATATTTGCCCCAATTAGGGGTTTTAGTTACTTTTATACCCATTGGCTTCCGCTTCTTCTTTATCCATCTTATAGAACCTATGACGGCAGTTGTATGCCCTATCTTGGTCGTTTTCTATGCGATTCTTACCACTATCATCATAGAACCTATTACGCTTTAAGACGTGTCGGCAAAAATCTCTTGTGCGACCATCACTAACGCCCACATAAACCCAAACACCATCTTCAATGTCAGCAGCACGTAAATCAATCACTTCTTGTTGAAAGTCTTTGATTGCTGTTCTGGCATAAGTCTGGGAATACTTGGCAAGGTTTGAACCCTCTAATGTTTGAGCAATACCAACAGTCATATCATTAATTGAAGCATCTGATATGGCGTACTTGTATAACTCACGCTTAACACTCAAGCCAACATCATCACCAAGGCGAATAAAGAAGTCCCGTTTCATTTGCTTTAATATCTGAATCTTAGTAGCATCATCAGCGGTAAAGGCGGTTTTTAAACCACCCGCTTCAAACGCATCTAATGTGCCAGCGTAAATCTTATCAAACTGCTTATCAATCAAATCATTAACAAGAGTGTAATAACCCGCTTCCTTTAATGACTCACGCCAGATAAACTCATACTGTAATACATCATCTGTACTTAATCCAGCAAGTTGAGCATTGGCAATTCGTCTAACACGCTCAAAGACCTTTTCAATCTCGCCATCAAACTGCTTAACAAACGCATCAACCTCGCCTTGAGATTGATTGTATATCGCATCAAGCGTTGGCATTTAGACCTAAAGCAGTCATTGTATCGCTTAGAGAGCCACCAGTTTTAACCTTGTTAAGCATATCGTTACGAGCGTTAATATTATCATCAACATCAACACGAGCATCTTCTTCTGTTAAGTCTGGATTATTACGCATTAATACTTTGTGCGGTGATGTTAAACCTAAGTCAATAGACTGCTGGTCAATCGTTAATTGCTCTGATCGTGATGCTGGATAGTTAGGTTCTTTAAAGTCAATAGTCATATCACCAGTAATATCACTACCGTAATATTGGCTCACTTGGCCAATCAATGCGAATAACTCTTTTTCATAAACTTTAAAATCTGATTGCTGCTCTAATGTGAATCGGTCTAACTTTAGATTCTCCATTTGTAAAGCAAAGCCAGATGATGCTTGGCTAGTCATTCTAAATTGAGATGGTGATACACCGTAGCTAATCGCTAGGTTGTTTGCTAAGTCTTGCGCTACTCTATGAAGTTG